GATAACCACAATGGGAACTAATATAAAGCCGGAATTTAATTGAAAAGTAGTCAGTCCGTGGTATGTTTTCAGCGTGCTGCGGTATACCGGAATAGGTAACTGACTAGGAAATCTGTATGCAAATAAACCCGGTAGCCGTGAGGCTATGTATAGAGCTCGTAGAGATAACATTGGGGCTGTTGCTCCTATATCTAACCTATAAAGAGCTCGTATCGCGGTAGGTTGCGGAAAAGCGGAAGGCGGTCTTCGACCGCTGACCCTCCGCAATGCGTCGGTCAAAACGAATTCATTTTCCCGCGTCCCATAACTCTTGCCCTTTTGCTTCGACTTCCTTGGCTCCATCTAGTCTACCAAGAGACTCCAGAGCACTAGCCTTATTCAACCATGCTATAGTGTTCTATGGATCGTTTTCTAACGCCGTTATCGAGGGCGAAGGCGGAAGAAAAATGGTAACATTTATCGTTAGATCTACCAGTTGTCTTGCTGACAAGGAGGGATTTGATGGGAATCACAGATAAGCTTCCGCTATTGAATAGCAAGAGTAAAATAGTCAAGATAGTTGGATATGTTCTATACGCCTTTATTATCTTGATGATTATAGGTGCAATGGCACCGTCCGAGGACACGGGGACAACTACATCAGATGTATCCGAGGACAAAGAGACGACTACATCAGATGCATCCGATGCTAAGAAGACAGCAGATGTCGAGAGCAGTGGCACCCTAACAGCATCTGATGTAGAGGACATGTTGCCTGGTGGTGTAGGCGATCCGGTAGATGTTACCGTTGATGGGAAAGATGTCAATATCGTAATGCCGTTTAAGGATAATGCATTTGGTTCAGAATACATCTTGATGGGGACACGGGATGATGCGGTTGATATTTTCAAGAAGCTATTCAAAGATAGTCGCGTCAGTAGTGTTACCGTAAGCAGTCAGGTGCCGTTAGTGGATAAATACGGCAACGATAAAACCGGCACGGGCACAAGATATATGATGACATCAAGCACTGCTACTAAGATCAATTGGGACAACTTTAACAACGATAATTTAGTAGACGTGGCAGACAGTGCTTATATTCATCCAGCGATGATTGATTAAATAACATTTATTTTCTTTTTTAGTTAATATAAGCATCACATGCTATAGAAAGAACTCTCTACTGACCACCATAGGGTTATATTGGTCTTCAGACCATTATGGTTCTATGAGGAAATATCCAAGAATAGAGATAGACCAGAAAGCCTATGATGGTCTGCAAATAGAATCGGTCTTACAGCATAAGACCGCGAGGGAGATAGCGACCGAAGCCATATTAGGCTATATATCCAAAGAGGCATTAATGGTCATTAGCCACAAGACCACTACGCCCACAGAGACGGTGAGAACTGCACCACCTGCACCACAGCAGCGCACAGTACCGCTATACCAGCCAACGGAAAACAGACCGGCACAGCTGGCAAAAGACCAGCCCGCAGTGGCGCACATGAAAGAGCTATGGCTTACGACCAATATGACACTCAAAGATATAGCCACGGAGATTGGCAGACCAAGAACAACCGTACAGGCTCTAGTGGACAGGCTGGTTGCCAGGGGAGAGCTCGCGGACAGGCCGAAATCAGGTCATAACTCACGCCAGACCGCATAGATGCCCTTCGGCCAAATAGAAGGGCCGTAAATCAATTTTAAATCGATCGTGAATAATAATTTTCTCTATGCTAATTGCAGCCAAGAACAATAAAGCAAAAGTAACACGATATTCCCGCCAAGACCAGACCAAAACGCTATGCAGCTAATCGCTATCTAGCGGCGTCCTGTGGATTAAAAGTGCTTTTGACCATACTTTCTAGGCCGACAACCATAGGGTTGGGCGACAGGTTACCTCTATTCCCATAGTACCTGGAATGATTGAGTTACCAAAAGTGCCTCTTCCACAGGCTTGATTAGAAGGCGCAACAGTCTAAAGAGATCTCCATATTCGTGTTACTATTTGCTACTGCATCAATTGAATAGCCAATAGTCAATATATTTCAAAAACTGCCCTTATACACGATTTACACCAATTTTTAGCCTAAACCCGTCGCGATCAGCAGCGAAACACAACCCGTATCAAGCGGACAATGTTACAAAATGTCGCCCAAATGTTCCCATAAAAAACGGGGGCGGCAAGCGATCCGCAATGATAGGCTTTATATACGGCTGTTCTAAAAGAAAATAATCAAGGCTAAAAAGAATCGTGGAGCCAAGTCTGACCTTTCGAGAACTTGGCGGTTTAGAAAAGGTCAGACCGGCGCTACTAGATACCTATAGGATATAGCAGAATATAAAAAGGTTTTGTAGCGCCTGCCGGTTACGGTTTGCTCCTCAAAGGACTCTTTTCAGCCGAGGAGCGAGGCAAAATGGCACAAATATTGCTAGATGGCCTTGATAAGAGGCTACAGAATGACGTCAAAGAAAATCCAGGCGCGTGCGTCCGAACCATCATCAAACCGTACTTCTTGGAACGATCTGAACCTGTGTTGAGAAGGCGCATGGAAATGCTCGCAATGCGCGGCTTGATTAGATGCGAAAAAACAAAGCGAGACGTACTGTGCTACCCCATCGAGAACAATAACGAGAGAAGAAGGGATGAGCTGTGAGCCAAGACACCACCACCGCCCACAGCCAAAGCGATTTTTCGACAGCAGCAGATACGCCCGCTGCGGATAAAAAGGTATCCCAGGATAGAAGGCCGCCGCTCGATTTCTATAGCCGTCTGCACAAGCAGCCAGTTAAGGTAAAAACGATACCAGGCCAAGTCATAGAGGGCATTCTGAAAGCCTATAGCCCATATGATCTGCTGATCGAAATCGCGAACGGCGAAGAGATTATTTTACCGAAACACGCAATACTGTTTACCTGCCGCCAGGCAAAGCAGGGGGATGCGGTTTGAATGCCCACTCCTCCTATTTGGGATAACATACCAGCCGAACTGAAGAAGCTGCGCCATTGGGTGTTGTGGAAGCCAGCAGAGCGAGACGGCAAGCCTACCAAGATACCCATACGGGCCGATAGCGGACTTAATGCAGAGTCCGACGACCTGACCACCTGGACCACCTTCGACAACGCCAAAGCAGCCTTTGAGAAGGGCAGAGGCGGTGCAGCTGGGATAGGGTTTGTCTTTGCCAGAGCCAGCGAAATCAGCGGTGTGGACTTGGATCGTTGCCGTGATCCATCCACAGGCGAGATTGATGCCTGGGCCAAGGCGTATCTTGACCGCTTGAACAGCTATACGGAGATCTCGCCAAGCGGCACCGGACTGCATGTTATCGTCAAAGCATCTGAAGGCATACCAAAGACCGGCGAGGACGGAGGCCGTCAGAAAGGATTGAAAGGTAATGGCTATGGGCCGGGCGCAAAGGTCGAGATGTACAGCAATAAGCGGTACTTCACCATGACCGGCAACCGCCTGGCCCAGTACCCCGCCACTGTGGAAAGCCGCCAGGATGAGCTACTAGCCCTTTATTCTGAGGTATTCGGCCCAGCGGGGCCAGACACCCGCCAGATCACCAGAAAGCCCCAGGACGGGCGGCAGGACAAGCCCACAGGTGAGGTGAAGAGAAGCACCACCACCCCAGCTGGGGGACTATCTGACGAAGCGGTCATTTCCAAGATAAAGAGCAGCGCCAACGCGACTGCAATCAAGGCTCTTCTTAACGGCGACACCTCCGCTTATGGTGGAGACGACTCCGCCGCAGACCTCGCGCTCTGCAACCATTTGTGTTTCTGGACCGGGAAGAACCGGCAACAGGTGGACCGCATTTTCAGATTAAGCGGACTGATGCGGCCCAAATGGGATGAAAAGAGAGGTGGCACCACCTATGGCGAGCGGACCATAGACGCGGCCCTTCGAGGGACCACCGAAGTCTATCAGCCAGAGAGGACGGAGGACACCACCACCCCACCTGTGGACCTCCCAGGCGGGATTAGGAGATGGTCGGACGATCTGCCTCCCGGTGTTCCTGGCGTGGACCAGGACGGCGTGATATACTGTCGCCAGAAGAAGACGGCAAAAGGCGGAGAGGTCACTTATAGAAAAGCGAAGGTATGCGACGGATACGCCAGGATATCAACTGAGACAAGAGACGAACAAGGCGAGGCCACCTTTACCGTGGAAGGAAGGGGCAGCAGAGACGGCCATATATTCAAGTTTGATATCCCAGGCCGTGACTTCTCCGACACCAGGAAACTTAAGGCGGCACTAGTGGCGCACTTCGGCGCACGAAACAGAATCAGAGAACTAACCGGCGACCACATACAAAGCCTATCACTGGATGTTGAGAAGAAAGCCCTAGTCACCGCGCCTAAGTGGTCAGGTAATACGCTTGCCATACCAGGCATTGACGTACCTGGTGTTAAGTTCGATATTCTGCGCCGTCTACCCGTGGACCTGTCCACAGGTGAGGGGGATAAAGGGCTTGACGCACTGCGACTACTTCTCAGATCATGGCCTAAAGAGAAAGCAGCATTGCTGGTCTGCACATCACTTGCTGCACCTCTATGTGGTCGGTGGTTTAAGGGGGACAGGTTCGGCGTAGCCCTAGTGGGGACCACCGGTAGGGCGCTAAAGACCGAGGCACTTAAACACGCATTAGCGATATACGGCGAAGGCTTTCTTGAAGAAGAATCTCTTCTGAAATGGAATGAGGGCGCTACTACAAACGCCATGCTGTCTATAGTGGCGGGAGCGGGATGTCTCCCAGTTGGCTTGGATAATTTCAAAACCACCAGCAGAGACAGCGCCGGGAAATTTGTTTCCACCATCCACACCGTGCTAGAAGGTCGGGAGCGAGAGCGGCTAACCAGGAACGCCAAACTGAGAGAGACGCGAGAGTATGCGGCAACGCTCATAGTCACTGGTGAAGATCTGCCAGAAGAGGCGTCTACTGTAGCCAGAATGTTGCCTATTGAGTGGACCAGGGCAAACACCAACCGCCTCACTGAGCTACAGAAAATCGCCCATCACCTCCCAGCAGTGGGGAGAATGTGGTGCAAGTACCTGACCACCATGTCCGCCGTGGACATGGACGCATGGCGAGAGAGTAGGGCGCAGCTGGTCAAGGTAGCAGAAGAAGCTGGTGCAGTCAATCCAGGCCGGATAGGGACCACCGCCTCTATAATGCGCCTAGTGTGGACTGTGGCCTTAGATTCGCCACTAGGGGATACACTGCGGCCATATACAGCAGACTTCGAGGCTGGGCTTACATCACTGATATTGGCGACATCCCAGGCTACAGCTGGAGCAACCGAAGCCGCCCAGTTTGTGGACGCACTGAAAGAGCTTGTCGTATCTGGTAGGTGCAGGATTTTGGAATGGGTGCATACAGGTCAAGAGCTAACCCTGCCTAACGTAATCGGCTGGCGACTATCTGACAAAGGGGAGGTGGCGATTCTACCGCAGACGGCCATAGACGCAGTCAGGCGAGTAATAGGTCCGCAGGCCCAGACAGTAGGGAACACCACCTTGTACCGCCAGCTGGAAGAAGCAGGATGCATCGAACCTGGCAAAAACCAGAGGACACCACAAAAGCGAGTGGGATCTAAGGTGGTTAGGGTATTGGTATTCAAACCGGGAGTCCTAATGGACGACGGAATCCTTGACCATGTGAATATAGCGAAATCCGCGACCCTTGCCGCAGAAGATGCCGATCGTCAGAAGAAATCAGAAGCCATTGCAGAAAAGATTAAAAAAGCAGTATCAGTAGGCTAAATTTTCTAGTCTACCACTTTCTTTTTAAATCAAATTAGGTACAGTCACACATTTAGGTACAAAAAAATCGTTATCTATAGACTATATGTACCTATGTACCTGCTGTACCTGTAAAATCAAATAATACATGTATATTATTCACCTCACCTGTGCGGGAGAGAAAAAAAAAAAACTATCACGATTCTACACAGACTAAACTCTATAACACTGTTAAAAATATCTCTCTTTACAGTTTACTATTGAAGTGCAGGTACAGCAGGTACATAGGTACATTAATCCGCTAGATACTGGTTTTTGTGTACCTGATTTTTCAGCGGTTTAGGTACAAAAATTACCTGATATCGATTCGTGTACCTATTTTCTCCAGTGTGGAGGTAAAATCCCCCCCCCCGAAAAAAAAGTTCTATGGCATTTTGTAGTGTTATTCAACACATCATTTAAGTATTTTAAATCTAATTAGTTGCTTTATTGTTGTCTTTATTGTCTATATAACACGGTAAAAAGAAAGCTTTTAAATAGAGTAATTGCCATAATGATATATGTCATTGTTGGTCCGTGGTGACATTGGGCCACGGGCCACCCTCTCCAATTAGAGAGGAGATGCAATGGCAAGGAGATGGATCAATGACATACGATCAAATTAATCCAAAAACCGGGAAAGTTAAGGAATACAAAAACAGTGCTGAGTGGCTTAAAGATGTCGAAGAGGCTACTGCTAAACATCCAGATAAAAAGCCTGAAGTTAAGACATATGCTGATGCTGCGCGGCGTCTCCGGGAAGAGGCAGGTATCGATCTGAGATCTGCCGATGAGCGAAGAGCGGCAGATGATGCTGAATTCATCGAAAAAAAGGTGGCTGAAGGCGTGGCGGCTGCACTGGCGAAGCAGCAGACCACACAATCGCAGCAGGCGAGGCCGGAGGTTCACTCCAAAAGCACGAACGATCTTCTCACCGAGTTCTGCCAAAAGATCGGTTGGAAGCCGCCTAAGTGCAGCTGCGAAGCCCATAAGCCAACTGCGCAGACGGTCATTCATTCAGCTAGAGGCACTGGCCCTGTCATGGAGATGCACGGCGTTAGGGCTGGTAAGCCGAAATGAAATGCAGTGTTTGTGAAAGTCACCACATAGGCATGTGGGGATATTCTGGTCTTAATGTAATCTACCACTGCCTCGCATGCGGTCACAAATTCACTGATTCTAAGGAGAAATGGAGAGATGACACCACCCAAACAGCCCAAAAAAGCCTATTCTGAGAAGACGCGCCTCGGAAACCCTATTCCCCGTATTAGCGGCACTGGTCCTATGGCATGCAGGTTGAAGCTATCGTCTGCCGTGCTCGCTGCTAGCGATCTAGGAGCAGGCTACGAGGTGGAGCTACTGGCATCGCCGGGAGAGATCACCATACGGAAGATAGCCGAACCTGCACCGTCTGTGTGGTCACAACCCCGACCAAAACAGCCCAACCTGATCGATGAACTAAACGAGTACAGCCGCAGACGGGATAAAGGTCTACCTGTGGATGAGGCGAAAGAGCCACTGAGCGGTGCCCAGCTTGACGGTGAGGCACTTTGACGGCGGAGAATCCACCGCAGCGTAAGAGGCGGATCAATCCGAGACGGACTTACCCCAACGTGGACCAGCTGGTCAATGATCTGGCGGAGATCTCTGCCATGACCCCATCCGATCTGCGGCGTTATTCTGGCGAGTGGTAGCCATGCCTAGACGGTGCACCGTCTGCGACCATCCACAGCGGAGAGAAATCGATAGGCAGCTGGTCTGCGGAGAATCTTACCGGAAAATAGCGGATCAGTTCTCTCTTTCTTTCGGATCAATTGCCCGCCATAAAGACGGCCACATTCCAGATGCTCTGGTCAAGGCCCAGGACGCCGGAGAAGTGGCCCAGGCCGATGACCTACTTGCCCAGGTTAAAGCCTTGCAGAGCGAAGCACAGGACATCCTGGGCGAAGCCAGAGCCGCCGGTGACCTGAAGACCGCCTTAATGGGCATAGGCAAAGCTAGGGACTGTTTAGAACTGCTCTTCAAGGTGGAAGGCAGACTGCAAGATCAGCAGTCCGTCCAAGTGGCCGTCTGTATGGACATCCACCACAGCCCACAATGGCGTCAGGTGGGGGCAATGCTGGCGGAGGTGTTAGCGCCTTATCCTGATTTGCGTGGAGAGATCGCCGCCAGGCTGAAAGCGATGGCGCTAGCAGAGGAGGCGGGCCAATGATGGATGCGGCGTACATGGCCGATCCGGCGCTGTGGCTGGAGGACCTGGGCCTCATCACGGACATGAACGGGGACCCCGTACAGCTGGACCCTGCACAGCGGGAGGTACTGCGATCTCCTCACCGGAGAATCATAGTTAACTGCCACCGCCAATGGGGCAAAAGCACTATCTGTAGTGCGATTTGCTTTCATAGAGCACTCTATTATCCACGCAGTCTGTGCCTACAGATTGCACCGACTCTCCGGCAGAGCGGCGAGGACTTCCGTAAGGTGCTAGACTGTCTAGACACCGTCACGCCCAGGCCGATCTTACAGGAAGAAACCAAATTGACTCTGAAGTTCGATAACAACAGCCGGATCATAGCACTCCCAGGCGGCAATGATGGGCGAACAGTCAGAGGCTACAGCAGGCCCGATATCATCCTTGTGGACGAAGCCGCCCAGACCAGTGATGACTTATTCCACAGCCTACTGCCGATGGTGACCCGGAACCCGCAAAGCAAGATCATCATGGCGTCCACCCCGTTTGGGGCGAGGGGCATCTTCCACCATCTGTGGACGGAGGGGGGCGAGGAGTGGCATAAGATCAAAGTCACCGCAGACCAGAATCCCCGTCTTGACCAGGATCTACTGGCCGAGATCAGGCGGACTATGGAGCCGTGGCGATATGCCCAGGAATACATGGGGGAATTCCACGGGAGCGCAAGCGGCGTATTCAGCGACCAGACCATAGAAATGATGTTCTCCGGCAACGTGGAACCACTGTGGCCGGGAGAGGGGGGCATTCATGCATATTGATGAGGAACCATTGCGACCGGGCGAGGTCCGCGCTTTTGTTAAATACCGCAATCAGCCCAGACCTGCACGGCAGCAATACTGGATCGGCTGGGACCCAGGCCAAAGCCAAGACTACAGCGCGATAGCGATCCTGAAGAAGATGCTTGATAAGACCTATCAGGTACAGCACCTAGAACGGTTACCGCTTGGCACACCATACCCTGCCCAGGTGGCAAAGGTGTACGCCATGATGCACCGCAGGCCACTTGACAAGGCGGATGTCACCCTATGCGTGGACGCGACCGGCGTCGGTCAAGCTGTGGTGGATCTAGCCAGGGCGAAGGGCGATAACCCCGTTGCCGTCTTCATCCACGGCGGCATGGAAGCCACCTGGGCCGATGATAGGATGTCTGCCAGAGTTCCTAAAGCTGATCTGATCGGATGCTTGACCGTCCTTGCACAGACCCGATCTGTCACGGTGGCGAGGGGGCTACCACATGCTGATGTACTTCGGCAAGAACTGAAAGCTTATCAGGCCCGCATCAACCCTGACACGGCCCATGTGAGCTATGGCAACGACGCCCGTCAAGCACCCCATGATGACCTGGTCCTGTCGGTGGCAATCCCACTGTGGACGGCAGAGAACCGTTATCCCCGTCCTAACCCGATCTGCCGCTTAATCTCCGTGGGTGGCAGGCACAACTGGTAGCCAGCAGGCAGGCAGATCTACCCGGAAACAAGGGAATTGTCCGCCTGTCTCTTTTTCCTGCCTTAAATCAATTTTAAAAGGCCCGTGAGGATTAATCGATGGCATCACTACCATGATGTCGGAGGTCTGCCGGGTGGGGTGTAGCAGGTCAAGGCGGAGCATGCGGTAGGTTTGCCCGAAACACTAGAAGCATCAGGTATTTACCTAAACGTGGTTGCGAGTCATAAGAAGTGTATTATGTGACCCCCTCCCACGTTTCAGCCGTGACTATGGAGGGGATCATGCCTGAGGCCGTGCAGCAGCACATTTCTATGTTAGTAGAAAAGCCTCTCGGCAGTCGGAAATCTGTCCGCAGATCCGCGCGGTATTAACTTGGTATAAGACTTCTTCAGATAAAAGCTTGTCGTTTTCATTGATAACCACAATGGGAACTAATATAAAGCCGGAATTTAATTGAAAAGTAGTCAGTCCGTGGTATGTTTTCAGCGTGCTGCGGTATACCGGAATAGGTAACTGACTAGGAAATCTGTATGCAAA